CCTTGAGCTCCAGGAGATCCAGTAGGTCCAACTGCATTATTGGTAGGTCCTACAGGGCCTTGAGGGCCAGTAGGAGAAGTTACACCTGTTGTATTTCCTTGAGGACCTCTTGCCCCTTGATTTCCTTGTGGTCCTTGATTTCCTTGTTCCCCTGCTGGACCTGCACCTCCTTGCACACCTCTAGGTCCTTGAGGTTGTGCCCCTTGAGGTCCTTGATCTCCTATAGGTCCTACTTGACCTACTGGTCCTTGATTTCCTTGTTCCCCTACTGGTCCTGCTGGTCCAGCTGTACCTTGAGCACCTTGATTACCTCTTGGTCCTTGTGCACCTGTAAAACCTGTGGGTCCTTGTGCACCTTGTGAACCTGCTGGTCCAGTTGGACCTTGGTTACCAGTTGCACCCTGTGGTCCAATAAAACCTTGAGGTCCAGTGACACCTTGAAAACCTCTAGGTCCTGTAGGTTGGTTACCTTGCTCTCCAATAGGTCCTGTATTACCAGTAAACCCACCTGGACCTCCTAGTCCCTGGTGACCTATAGGACCTGCAGCACCTTGATTTCCTGGAAAACCTGTAGGTCCTTGTGGTTCTAACCCTTGTGGACCTTTTGGTCCTGTAGGACCTTGTGTGGTTGAAGCAGGACCTTGATTACCAGTACCACCTTGATTTCCCTGAGGACCTCTGGTTCCCTGAGGACCTCTAGGTCCTTGATTACCTTGAAATCCAGTGGAACCTTGTGGTCCTTGTCCACCAGTGGCACCTTGTGGACCTTGAGGTCCAGCACCACCTGTATTTCCTATGAATCCTGGATTACCAGTTGCTCCTTGAGGACCAGTAGGTCCGGCACCACCTGAAGTTTTGCTTGATCCTTTCGATCCTGTTGGACCTAAATTTCCTTGTTCACCAATTGGACCTTGTGATCCTTGATTTCCCACCACACTTGAAGTTCCACCTGCACCCTGGGCACCTTGTGGTCCTCTAAAACCTTGAAAACCAGTAGGGCCTGTATTTCCAGAAGTAGCTGAAGTACCTGAAGTGGAACCTGGTCCAACATTACCTTGATGTCCTATTGGTCCTGTAGGACCCGTATTTCCTGAAGTTTTATTTGCTCCTTTGGCACCAGTTGGACCTATTGGACCTGTGAATCCTACTGGTCCACCTGGACCTGTAGGTCCCACTGAACCGTCTGTACCAGAACTACCAGTTGGTCCTGTTGTACCTGTTGAACCTTGAGGACCTTGTGATCCTTGATTTCCCTGAACACCTGAAGTTTTGCTTGATCCTTTTGGTCCAGTAGGGCCTTGATTACCAGTGTCTCCTTGTGGACCATCACCTGCTGAAGCACCTGAAGTGCCTGATGCCCCTGTTGTACCTGTAGGGCCAGTAGGTCCTATAAATCCTGTTGGACCACCAGGTCCTGTTGGACCTCCGATACCTGGTTGAAATCTATTATCATAAGAAAAAAATAATTCTTTGGAAGAAGAGATAAATATAGGATAAAAAGTACCACCGTCCTGGGTAGGTAAGGAACCAGATTCAAAGATCAGACTACCACTAATTATTAATTCATTAAAGTTTCTAGGTTCGGCTGATCCCGAAACTTGTTGAAAATTTAATATTGTTCTATTACTGGCCATAACATCTCTCCATTATTAAGTTATTGCCGTAGCATCTGGGATTAAAATTCTTAAGGCGTTAAATACCTGGTTTCCAGGAACGGTTTTAGTAGCCCTTAATCTACCATCTGTTCCACTAGTATCCACACTAAATACTGGATCTCCTGCTCTAGTTGATGAACCAGCTGTTGCAGTTGAAACATCTGAGATTGTAAAATCTGCTGAACCACCATCATCACCGTATGCAATTTTTATGGTTCCTGTTCTTGTTGTTGTTGAAGGATCTGCTGCCACATAAAGTGAATAAATGTAAAATACACCATTATAATCAGCAAATGTCCAGGTATCTACTGTAAATGTTCCAGATCCCACTAAAGCAGCGGAGAAAACATATTGCATGTTAGCTGCTTCATTGGCGTTATTATTAAATAATAAAGCACCTGAGTTAATACCTATTGATTCTGCTGTTAAAGTTCCATCACCATCTGAGGTTAATATTCTATTAGCTGCATCACTGGTAATTACTTCTGTTAAATCCAATGTTATGGTTCTATCTGTGTTTAATTGACCACCACCATCTAAACCTGTCCCAGCGGTTATATTTACATAAGTTCCATTAGTTCCAACATTTCCACTTATACCTGCAGTTCCTGAGGTACCATTGGTTCCTGATTCACCGCTACCGCCTCCACCACCACCTTGTCCAGTAGTTCCAGTTGTACCAGTAGACCCTGCTGTTCCACTTGTTCTTGATAAACCTGAAGCACCACCAGCACCTGTTGTTCCACCAGTTCCTGCACTTCCAGAAGAACCACTTGAAGCAGCAGCTCCTGAAGTTGCGTGACCACCTGAAGTACCATCTGTACCACCAGTACCTGATGTACCATCTGAACCAGCTGCAAAACTTGAACCAGAAGTTGCATGGCCACCACTTGTACCATTTGTTCCACCAGTTCCTGCTGAACCACTTGAACCTGAATTGTTACTTTGACCATTATTTCCGGCAGCTCCAGTAGTTCCTGTTGTACCAGTAGAACCTGATGAACCTGAACCACCACTTTGAGCATTATTTCCTGTTGCTCCAGTGGTACCATTTGTTCCAGAAGTTCCTGAGGAACCACTTCCATTACTTTGACCTGATGAACCTGCTGTTCCAGAGGTTGCTGAGGTACCTGCATTTGCAGATTGACCTTTAGTTCCATTGGTACCTGTTGTTCCAGCAGTAGCTGAAGTTCCTGATGAACCTGCTAAGTTACTTTGACCACTAGCTCCTGCCGTTCCAGAAGTTCCTGTAGTAGCTGAAGTTCCACTAGAACCTGCACCTGCACTTGAACCATTTGCTCCTGCAGTACCTGAAGTTCCTGATGAACCAGAGGTTCCTGAAGTTTTACTTTGTCTGGATAAGGCGTTGTTACCAGCAGTTCCTGAAGTTCCAGTTGAAGCTGAAGATCCTGATGTACCAGAAGTACCTGAAGAATTTGAAGCAGCTGAAGTTCCAGCACTTCCATTAGCGGCTGAAGTTCCTGATGAACCATCTGTACCCGATGAACCTGAAACAGCTGAAGTTCCTGAAGCACCGTTATCACCGCCTGCTCCTGAAGTACCTGACGTTCCTGTAGAACCACTAGAACCTGATAAAGCACTTGCTCCTGAAGAACCTGCTCCTCCTGAAGTTCCTGCTGTACCACCTGTTCCTGAAGAACCCGCTGAACTAGCACCATCTCCTCCACCTGAAGTTCCTGCTGTACCAGTTGTACCAGAACTACCGGCTGAGTTACTTCCACCTGAACTACCAGCATTACCTGAGGTTGCATTGGTACCACTTGATCCTGAAGAACCACTTGAACCTGAATTGTTAGATTCTCCATTATTTCCTGCTGTACCAGAAGTACCAGTAGAACCTGAAGTAGCACTTGAACCTGCACCACCAGAAGTAGCAACTAAACCTGAACTACCATTAGTTCCAGAAGTTGCTGAAGAACCTGAACTACCATTAGCTCCTGAAGAACCATTATTTCCTGAAGTTGCACTAGTACCTGTTGATCCACTAGCACCTGAAGATCCTATATCACCAGAAGTACCTGATGTACCTGAAGAACCAGCTGAACCACTAGAACTTGAATTTCCTGAAGTACCCGCTGTAGCACTAGTTCCAGAAGAACCTGAAGAACCTGCATTACCTGAAGTTGCATTTGTACCTGAAGTAGCCGAAGTACCAGAGCTACCATTTAATCCTGAAGTAGAGTTAACACCAGATGTTCCATTAGTTCCACTTGAACCTGAAGTACCTGATGAACCACTTTCAATACTTACACCTGAAGTTCCCTCTGTACCAGCTTCTCCTGAAGTTCCATCAGAACCTGATGAACCACTAGTTCCTGCTTCACTATTAATACCTGAAGAACCTGCAGCACCACTTGTTCCACCAGTACCAGAAGTACCAGCACCACCTGAAGTACCTGAAGTACCACCTGTACCTGCAGTTCCTGAAGAACCTTCTGCAGCACCACCACCTGAAGTTCCTGAATTTCCTGTTGTACCCGCAGTTCCTGTAGTTGCTGAAGAACCTGATGAACCTGAAGCACCTGATTGTCTTGCTAAACCTGAAGTACCAGTTGTACCAGAAGAACCTGAAGATCCTGCTGTGGCACTTGAACCTGAAGAACCTGTAGCTGCACTTTGTCCTGAAGTTCCAACTGTACCTGTTGAACCAGCAGTTGAAGCTGTACCACTAGTACCAGCTTCAGCACTAACTCCCTTTGAACCTGCAGTAGCTGATGTACCACTTGTGGAAGAAGATCCACTTTGACCTGAAGTTCCTGAAGTTCCTGTTGAACCACCTGCACCAGATGAACCACCAGTTCCAGTTGTTCCTGAAGTTCCACCAGTAGAAGATAAACCAGAACCTTGACCTATACCACTTGTACCTTCTGTACCAGAAGTTCCAGCCGTTGAAGAAGTTCCTGAAGTAGCTGCATCAGTACTTATACCAGCTGTTCCACCAGTACCTGAAGTACCTGCGGTAGCTCCACCACTCTCTCCCGAGGTAGCTGCATTACCACTTTGACCTGCTGTACCATTTGATCCTGAAGATCCTGCAGAACCTGAAGTTCCTGAAGATGCACTGTTATTTGAAACAGCATTGGTACCTGATGAACCTTGTGAACCACTTGAACCACTTGAGCCACTAGTACCTGCTTCACCTGAAGAAGCTGAAGCAGCACTTGAACCTGCTGTACCAGCAGACCCTGAAATACCAGATGTACCTGAAGTACCACCTGATCCTGCATCACCACTACTACCTATATTTCCTGAAGTTCCTGAAGTTCCACCTGTTCCTGAAGTTCCAGAAGAACCAGCTGCACCACCACCTGAAGTACCTGCAGTACCAGTAGTTCCTGAAGTTCCTGCCTCACCTGAAGTACCATCAGCACCTGTTTCTCCACTATCACCTGAGGTACCACTTGTTCCAGTTGTAGCTGAAATACCACTTGAACCTGAAACACCAGTTGAACCTGCATTTCCTGAAGTTCCACTAGTTCCGGAAGAAGCTGAAGTACCTGTAGTTCCTGATGAACCAGCTGAAGCTGAACTACCAGTTGTTCCTGAAGTTCCATTACCACCAGATGAACCATTTGTACCTGAAGAGCCACTTGAACCAGAAGTAGCTGAGGTACCACCAGTTCTACTTATACCTGAACTACCAGTGGAGCCTGAAATTCCTGAAGTTGCTTGAGTTCCTGAAGAACCTGATTGGCCACTAGATCCTGAAGTTCCGGATGAACCAGCTTCACCAGAAACACCAGAGGTTCCTGACGTACCTGAAGAACCAGCTGTTCCTATAGGACTACCTCCTGAAGTACCACCTGTACCAGTTGTACCAGAAGAACCAGCAGTACCTGCAGAACCTGAGTCAGCTGAAGTTCCAGAGGTTCCAGTTGAACCAGAAGTATCTGAAGAACCAGAAGTACCTTTTGAACCACCACCACCACTACTACCAGCTGTACCACCTGTACCTGAAGTTCCTAAACCTCCACCACTTGAACCAGAAGTACCAGTGGAACCACTTTGACCAGAAGTTCCTGAAGTCCCATCAGTTGCTGAAGTGGCTGATTGTCCTGAAGTACCTCCTTGGGCTGAAGTACCTGTTTTACCTGAGGTACCTGAAGTACCACTAGGACCTTGAGGTCCAATTGGACCTACATTACCCTGTGGACCAGCTCCACCTGAAGTTCCAGCTGAACCAGCAGTGGAACTTGAGCCTGATGTACCTGATGAACCTGAGGTTCCTGATGAACCTGCAGGACCAGCAGGTCCTTGAGGTCCTGTTCCGTCTCCAGTTACTGAATAACCTCCAACTTTAATAGAATCTATAAATCGTACGTTGGCCATATTAATCGTTAATTTCTTCTTCGTTATCTTCTGAAGCGACGCTAGTTTCGCCCCTTACAGAATATTCATCATAATCTCTTGTTCTTGCCTTTAGCGTTTCGTTACCAAACTTATTTTCAAGAGCAACAGTATCGTTTGTCATAAATACGCTAGGATCACTAGTAGTTTCCATTTGAAACAATACTTTGGACTTAGAGTAAACTTTACTTAAAGCTGTGTTGTTTTTCTGGATTGTATCAGGTACTAAATAACCAGATAGATTTAAGGTAAAGTTAGATTGTATTAATCTTTCTGCGTTTTCTGGTACATCATTTACGGTTTCAAATGAATCAATTAATGCCTTAAATTTAAATCTTTCTGGATCACCCCAATAGGCATCTGAAGCATATTCAATTGCTTCAATAATTTTATTTATCTGTTCTATGTAATAAGTTTGAATTGTACAAGTATAAGTTATATTTACATAATCAGGAACCACTGTAACATAATACTTTTTAGAAGGTATCATGTTAGTTAATGCCATAAAATTACTATAAAAATTATGAGGATTAAATTCACTTTTCCAAGTTGTGTACAAATTAGGTTTATTTGCGTCTAATTTGTTGGCTAGTGCTCTATTTTTTGTTATGTTATTTCTTTTAAAATAAATTATAGGAAGCATAATTGCACCTTTAGCATCTCTATAATAACCATCTTTTCTTATTGATTTCCATCTTTCAGGTGATGCATAAATGACAGGTACCTCTCTTTTTTCTCCATTTTGGTAAACAAAAGGTTTAATTACATTTTTAAAATAATAAAAAATAGCTTCATCAATATCCTGTATGCCAATTGAGAATGGTTTTGCTCTATCTTTTTGATTATCAAATCGCCAAGACATTTTAGTACTTCTATTAAACTCAATACCTGTTTGTTCCTGATTGGGGTTTTCACCTAAAGGAATATTAGACTCATATCTTATATCAGAAGGAATTAATCCTTCTCTAGATATTTCTCTTTGATTCTTAGGTCTATTAGGTATTATTTTACTTGGCATTAGAATCTAGGTTGATAAGGAGTTAAAGATAATTTATCTTGTGGAACATAATGTGTTCTACAAAGAATTGAAACATTATAACCAAAGTTTTCTAATCCTGGATTGGTTGGATTATTTCCATCACTATCATAATTAGGATAATTAGGATTTTTACCTGTCCAATATTGGTTACCTACAACTGTATCTACTTCGTGATAGCCTTCTTGGTATAAAACTATATCACCAATTTCAGGAACAACATTAGCATCAACTAAATCATCCCTTAAAAAGTAAAAGGAAATTTGTTGGTTTAAATTTGCTCCTTCACCTGTGTAATTATAAGCTTGATCATTTCTATCAATTAAACAGAATAAAATAACAGGATCTTCAAAATATTTTTCAGTGGAAGCTTCACCATACATGTTGGTTACAGTCTCCTCTAATCTGTATTTGTAGAAGATAGCTTGCTGAGAGACTATGTTATGTTCTAGTTCTCTATTTACGTGTCTCATTAAGGACACATCTCGTGCCCCTCCAAACATTGCCATATTATCCTATATAAATTGTGTAAGGTACTTTACTAAATTCATCTTGAATAAAATCACTTTCTTGAGCTTTTCTTTCTAATAAGGCTCTTCTAGAAGTTTCATCAAAATAAGTTCTTAATCTTTCTAATAAAGCAGTTTTTTCAGCTGTAGCAGCACCTAATAAATCACTTTGGTTTAAAGTTACTGAGGCATTAGGTATTGGCACAGTGGAATACTTGCCTCTTACATACCCTAACATTTCTTTTGAAAGGGCTAAAGTATATTCAAAAATCCATTGTCTACCAATTGAATTTATTTTACTGTAGTCTGGATTAGCATAAGGGACATTTGATACATTTGTAACAATGTCAGTTGAAGAAGTTATAACTGAACCACCTGTTCTGTCTTGTTTTTTAATGTATTGAATCCAAACTTTACCTGCTGAACCGCTATCAGCATAAGGTATAGGGAATATTTTTAAATTATTATTTTGTATTTCAAATGAATAATTAGATCTTCTAATCATGTCATTCATTTCTATTGCTTGAAGTTTTTGTAAATCAAAATTTAATGGCATCATCAAGAAATTAACACCAGGTGAAAAACCACCCCAACCAAATGAATCCATTAATCCCATCATACCTGTACCAGTACCACCATAAGGATCAAAATATCTTACAATTGCAGGAGGAGCTTCATAAAATACTCTTTTAATTTCAATTCCTTTAGGACCATTAACACCATCAGTTGAAATACCAGATTGGCTAGCCCAAGTTTTTAAATCGTAATTTTGTCTTGAAGAGGTTAAATTTATTGAACCACTATAATAGGTAACATTACCTCCAACACCTGCTTCTTCTGCATATTGTTGTGATAATTCAACTACAAAACCCATATTTGGAATAATAAGGGCATCGTTTATTACTTCTCTATTTTCTAAATCTAGACCAGCTAAATCTAAAATATTATCTCTAACTTTAAATGCGTATAATTCGTTACCATAGGTTGTTACTGCCTCTTCAAACGCAGTGTAGAAGGAACCTGATTGTAATTCAACATCTACTAAAGGATATCCTAACCTTTGAGCACAAAATTTCGCTACTTTATCAGCATCTTTTTCAAATTCAGGATCATTATCATAAAATCCAAAAGGTGTTGGATTAGTAGAACCTGTAAAAGAGGAACTTCCTGGCCAAATAGGTACATTCATATTTTAAAATTTTAGGTACTAGCTACAAAATAAGTAATTTCAGAACTTGTTAAATATGGTTCAGCTTTTATACTTTGAACACTGTTATATGTAAACGAATTTACCTCTAAACTAGAAGTTACATTGGAAGTAGACATAATAAAGGTTGAACCTGCGGAAACTTCAAATACCATATTTTCAGCAGCTCCAGAAACAATTAGATTAATTGGGTTATTAGATATGTTAGTTATTCTACCATATTTAAAACTACTAGTTACAAAGGTTCCAGCAGCAGGTCTTGCATCAAAATCCCAGATACTTTTAATTGAACCAGAAGTTAATTGCATTCTTCTTCTGTCAAAATTATTTATTCCATTTATTCTTTGTCTAGTAAGACCACCTTTTTCTGAACCTGATAGGACTAAAGATTCGTTTATATCTACTAAAAGTTGAGCCATGTTTTTGATTATAAATATATAAAAAAAAAGGCGGAATAAATCCGCCTTTTAATTTTATGCTATAATTCTAGATTATAAAGTGTTTAAACCAGAAATATCTAATGTTGCATAGAATTCAGGTCTTACGACTTTTTTAGCATATCTAGTTAACAATCCTTTTCTTGGAGTGAAAGTACTTGGATCATATACTAGAGGAGTCATTATCAATGGAATATACGGAGCGAATACAGCACCACTTTCTAGGAATTGAGATCCTCTAAATCCTAAGAGAATTCTGTTTTCCAACATGTAAGGGTTTTTGTATACGTTGTATCTGCTATTCAATTGACCTGCTTTCTGTACACCAAATGCATATTGCATTTTAGCAGCGTCACCATCAGAGTTTGAAGCAAATCCTGGGATTGATTCAATGATAGTAGCTACTGTAGGTGAACATACTAAGAAGTTAGCACCTCCTCTAAGAGTTCTTTGGTGAATTTGGTTACTTAATTTTTGTAACTTAGTTCCCAAAGTTTGGAACCACTGTCCTTGTGAATTATAGAACCCAAGGTCAGTTGTAGTACCGTCTCCAGTAGTAGAAGTGAAAGCCTCGTTATTATTAGCTGACCATACGTCGCTTAATGGAGCAACTTGCATAATCATATCTAATATCTCTAAGTCGATTTCTAGAGAAACGTATTCACTCATGATAGAAGTTAACTCAGCTTCAGCATCTAGAGAATGGTAAGCATTAAGATCTTGAGCGAACTCAGGAGTCCATACTGCTTTTAATTTTCTAGTTTTAGCTACGATAGCTGAACTTCTCATTTGTACATTAATTTCAGGGATTGAGATTGGGTTGTTACCTCCGTTAAGAGTTGTGTTACCATCCTCGAAATCACCTCTTCTGTTATCAGTTGGTTGTAACTGATAGTAAACATCAGCACCAGCAGCTGAACCAATAGTTCCTGCATCAGAAGCTGAGATGATGAAAGTTACAACATCTGCTGCCTCATTGTACTTAGTCCATTGTGGGAAGTTCTCTCCAGTAGAAAGAGCATCTCCACCTAATAAAGCTGAACCTGAGATTCTGAACGCTCTAACACCTTTAGTGTCTTTGTACGCCAGTTGTGAACCTGAGATATCAACTTTTATCCACTCATTAGCAACAGCTGAAGCTGAATAAGTAGAATCAAAATCTAAATCTGACCATGTAGCTGATGAAGTTACAGTTGCAGCGTTAGATGAAGTTTGATTGATTGAGTACTGGTATCTTCCAGCACCATATAGTCCTCCTGCAGCGTTATTACCAAATGGGTTATAAGCTGATCCAGAGTTACCATAAAGGGATTGACCTTGATCAAAAGGAACTTTGTTAGTTCCGTATTGGAACTCTAAGTAGAAAACTAGACCTGATGGTAAGTTCATTGGTTGTACAGAAACGAAATCTTTTGAAGCAATTTGTCCAAAGATTTTTCTTACCAACGGTAGAGCAACACCTGCCCACTGTCCACCAACACCAGCAGTAAAAGTACCACCAGCTACACCTCCACCAGTTAGTGAAGATTCAACAACTAGCTGCTTAGCTTGGTTTTCCAAGATAACAGACATGTTGTTTTTATCAGTTTCATTTTCTATTCCTTCTAATAATCCTGTCTTATCCCATTTTCTCGCTAATCTTGCAGCATCAGATTGCTGTGACTGCCAAGGATTAGCTGATTCTAATAGTTGATCAATGTTTGACATTTTATTAAAAAATTATATAGTTAAAATTAAATTAAACCAGCAAGTTTCTTAAATCTTGCTACCATTTGATCAGATTCAACAATTGGTTGTTTCTGTTCAACTGGTTGTATCGCTTTAGAAGCCCTTCCTCTAACTGCATTTACTGATGCTTTTTTATTAGCAACACCAGCCTGTAATGTTTCGTAGATTAATTTTGCTTCTTTAACGCTTGAAGCTTTGTCAAAAGCACCTAGTACTTTTACCTTTTGAGCTTCAGTTAAATTTTTAGCTTTAAAGATTTTGTTAGTATATAAAAGTTTTGAATTCAATAAATTGATTTCATTTAACTCACCTTTTAAAGTTTTAATAGTTGAATAAGCTTCATCAAGATCTTCTTTCATATCTTCTTTATCGTGCTTAGCTTCATCCATTTCCTCTTTTTTAGCTTCGTCCATTTCTTCTTTCTTTTCTTCAGAAGTAATAGCTTTTAATACGTCCTCATCTTTTGCTTCGTCGATTTCAATCTCCTCTGTATCCTCTTCTTCTACTTCGACGTCAACGTCATCTTCGAAGTTCTCACCAGCTTCAATTTCACCAGTGTTAACCATATCTTCGATAACGTCCTCTATGAAGGCTTTAAGATCATCCTCAGTTAAGTTGTCTAGATCAATGTCTATATCCATATCGTCATCATCCTCACCTGCTTCTTTACCTTTTTCGTATTCATATTTGTCTACGTCAGCTCTTTCGGCACGTGATTCGTCTTCTTCGATATCTTCACCCTCTTTCATTTTTCTCATTTTTTCAGTTTCTAATTCAGCTTTATTATCGCCTTTTAGTCCCTTTCTCATGATTGGGTTTGACATTTTTTCTTCCATCTTATCTTTGTCAGAATCTTTTTCTTCCTCCAACTCAGCAAGAATTTCATCAAGGTCGAGTTCTTCGTCAACTTCTTCTTTTTCTTCACTTACTTTGTTTGTTTTAGCATCCTGCCCAACATCTTTAGCAAGTTTAGAAATTTGATCCAAGTCGTCTCTAACTGCGTCAATAGCTCTATCGTCTTTGACTTTATCTTTGATGTCACCAGCATCTTCACCAGCATCTTTTGCTAGTTTAGAAATCTGATCTGCGTCATCTCTGATAGCGTCAACTTCTCTGTCTATATCAGCAGCTTCTTTCTCTTCCTTAACTTCTTCTTCCTTTGCTTCTGCTACTTCTTGATCTTCTTTCATTTCGTCTTTTTCTTTAGCTTCGTCCATTTTGTCCTCGCCATAGTTTTTTCCGTAACCCTCATCCATTTCATCTTTTTCGTGCTTACCTTCTTCCATTTCTTCTTTGTCCATTTCAGAAAGTTTAGCAGCGATCATAGATTTAAGATGTGGAGTGAAAGATTCTTCAAGAGCAGCTTTTGCATTCGCTATAGCAGTTTCCTTGACAGCCTTTGCGTCTGCGATTGCTTCTTTTAGAAGTTCTCTATTCATTATCCTAAATTGTTTTTTGGAAGTACGATTATTAAGAATCGTAATTTGGAATTATACATAATTTGATGCTATATAAACTAGTAAACTAGTATAGCATATTGATGGTTATACGTATATGGGTAGTTATAAAGACATTAAGCTATAGATGCAGAAACTCCACCAGTTGTTCTTAAAAAGGAAGAGCTAACAGCCACTGTAGCATTTGGGGTAAATTGAAATATACCTCCACCAGTAGGTATAACAACTGAAGCAATGTATGATGATGTAACTAATGTGCCTGCGTCAATATCTGAAAATGAAGCATAAGAACCTAATGCATTAGTAGGTTGACCTTCATAATTATATGAAGCATTTTTTTTAGTTTCCATTGTGAAATAAGCTGAACCAGAACAAACAGGTCTACTTAGTGTTATAACATATGAAACTCCACCTGTTAATGCTTCTATTGGTGTTCCTGCTCCTCTTAACTGTGCTGCTGTGTAACTTGCCATAATTATATTATTGGGCAAGTGCCTTTTGAACAAAGAATTTCGTATAGAACGTTATTTACTTTTTGATAATTATCGTATTGATTTTTACTTAGTCCTTCCATTATGGGAGCCATGTAAGAACCAGGATTAGAAGGGGTTGAAACAAAATCCCAACATAATAACTCGAAATCATCTTGAACCTCCATCATTCCCTCTCCCATAGGTTGCAATGAACCCATCCCACGTGAAGAAACTCCCATAGTAATACCATTTTCAAGTAATGTTTTTAGGATATTTCCTGAAGGTGTAGGTAAAATTTCCACTTCACCCATTATATGATCACCATCCCAATATAATCTTTTTACATTATGAGAGGCATTTTTTAAATTTATTACTGTTGATTCAGGATGATCTAATTCCCCTAAAGCTCTATTTTGGTCAATTGATTCCTGGTATTTACCCATCTCTCTTTCCCAAATGTCTCTTTTATAATATCTACCATTACCGTTTTTAACCTCAACAGTTGCCATTATACCTTCAACTAATGGATTACCATTGGAAGACGGTTTAAATCCTTCATTAAGAGGTTTTTTGAAACCTCCTTCAAATATTTGGGTTTCAATCAGTAATTTTGACATTATTAAAAGTTATTTTGGCCTACTTTCTTAGGATCATAATCAACGCTCATACCGTTTTTTAATTTCCAAGACACAGCATCCATTTCTGAAACATATTCTTTACCAGCTTGTCTTTCATAAACCTTTTTAAATTTATTAATTTGTTTTTCAAGCAATCTAATCTCTTTTTGCATAGATTTGATTTTAGCTGGGTTTACAAATTCTGAAATTGCCTCATTAGCTTCAACTTCATCTATCTTTCCAGTTCTAGATGAAATTTCTTCTTCTAAAGCAGCAATTTTAGCTTCCATAGCAATAATAGTAGAAGCTTTTTCAATTTCCTTTAATTTTTTCTCTAATGAAATATTTTCATTTTTAGGTTTTTTCTCAGATTTAGCCTTTTTTATAGCTGCATCTTTAGCTGCCATGTAATCATCTGAATCAACGTCTCCGTCTCCATCTAAATCTTTACCTTTTGCTTCATCTAAATCTTCTTCTTTAATATCACCTCTAGCTTTTCTAGCATCTTTTCTTATTTGATCTTCTTCAGCTCTTCTAATTGAATCAGGTAATTCTCTTTTTTCCTTATCATCATCATGTTTTCCTTCATTGTAAACAGCATCATTTATTGCTTCTTCATTAACAGGAAAACCTAACATATCTTTAAATGAAGGTACTGGAGTGATAGAAGGGGTAGAAACAATACCTAACATGTGTTCTTTTATAATAGATCTAACTTTTTCTCTAACTTTTCCTTTTTCTAAAATTCTTCCTTCTTTAACAACTTCCATACCACTTGAAGCATATTTACCTTTTACCTCTTTAGTTTCACCTAAACCAGGTACATCTGTTTGGTATCCAACATTAACCCCAAATTGACCTTCTTTAACATAATATAATTCGTCTTTAGATAAATTTTTAGCTACTTTATCTTTAATTTCATCTAAAGAAAGTTTTGGGTTGTTACTTGCTTCATAATAAACACCAACCATAAATTCCTGACCATTTAGGTTGTCAATGTTTTTTTTATTTTTATAATCAAATCCTTTAGTTTCTAATTGTTCTACTTCTTTAGTTACTTTTTTCTCTTCAGCTTTTGCTTCTTCTTGTAAAAAGTTTTTAAAAGCGGTTTCGTAAGATGCTTCTTTTTTAGGTTCAAAAGTGTTAATTGCAGGAGTTCCCACTACTGAACCAATAAGATGTTCATTAAGTAATCCTTTTTGTTTAAGAATAGTTTCAGTTTCATTGAAATCAGCTTGGTTTGTAATTAAGTTAGGATACAATCTTTTTGCCTCCTTTAAGAATACGTCTTTTTGACCCTTTCCTTCTTTTAAAAGTTTATATTGGTTTTGTAATGTTTTCATTATTCCTGCGTTAGTAATGTTTTAATATCTTTTATATAATCATTTATAATATCAGTACCATAAACAACACCAAAAGAATCAGGATTCTCTCTATAGTGTTTAATAGTATCTATTTTTGCTCTTTTAAGTAAAGGTTCTAAACCTTTTAATTGAGCTTCAATTTCATCAAAAGATTTAATTCTTTTATTATGAAATTCTTTGACTTTCTCGTTTTTGTCTTGTTCTTTAAGCTTATACTTGAATGCCATTTATTATAAATATTAATTTTTTTTCCAGAGTTGCTTAACTTCTAAACCTGAACCTTTAATTTTTTTAGGTACTCGTTTAAACCCAAAGGCTTTTACATAATAGTTATCCTCTACTCCTTCTTTTCCCGCTTTTGGACCTGGACCTAATGTAGCACCTGGATTATCATTTTCAGTAACTTGGTTTTTAGCTATTTTAAAGCCATATTTTTTAGTTAATATATCTCTGTCAGTCCCATCTGCATTTTTATTTTTATTAAAGGCATAAGGTGTAGCATATTGACCACCAACACCAGGTGTAAATGAAGCACCTGCAACACCACCACCAGTCATAGAAGACTCAAATTTAGGTAAGGATTTATCTAATACTGATTTTACTTTACTATCAGAAATGTCTATATCTAATTTATCTTTTAAATATTTTCCCACATCAGAAATTGATTTATCAGAAGAAACTTTAGCTATTAATGATTTTAAAGCATCATCACTTAAATCTTTTACTTTCTTAGTTACAGCTACTTCAGCTAAACCAGCTTTATCTTTTATTTGTCTGTATTCTTTAGGGTATTCATTTCTAAGATGTGTCCTAACTTCATTTCTTAATTTTCTTATCTCAACAAAAAATTCTTCAAATTTAGGATCCTCTTTAGTTTCTTTAGCTATATCTCTTGAAGATTTTAAAACAGCAGCAAAATCATCAAATAATTTTTCAAAATCAGGTAGATACTCTACATCAAAAGTTACAGTACCAGTTTGAGGGTCAACATCTGAAACGGTGGTTTTAGCACCGCCTTCTACGTCTACTTCTCCTTTTTCAAAACGTTTATCCGTTTTTTGTTCTGTAAGTTGGTATTTAAACTTTGACATTTGCTTTAACTATTTCCTCTGTTAATTGATAATATTGTAGTAAGTCAACTAAATTGTCATCACTTACCTTATCATTTTTATCTAACTCATTTAATAGTTTAGCAACTTCATCGATTTTGATTTGAGTAGGTTTACTCTTTACTTTTTTATTTTCAATATCTAATATAGACTTTATTTCATTTATCTTAACGTTGTAGAAATCTTTTAATTTAGATGTTGAATCTACTGAAGTAATAAATTCTTGTAATACTTTTTTCTGATTGGAAGATAAATCATCATATTTTGTATTAAATTTTTCTAATAATACTCTGTAAGTTAATAATCTAACATCTTTATCACTATTTTCTAATTCTTTTAAAACATCATCTTTAACATCCTGTTCATTAATTGGTTGTTTAGTAAGACCTTCTAGTAAGGTAACTTTATTATCTACTATTTGGTTAGGATCAGTTGGTGTTTTGCTACTATAAGCTTCAAATAAAGTAAAAATTGATGCTAATGTTTTATAATTTCTAACTCTAGTTTTAAAGAAATGATTAGTATTATAATTTTCTTTAATTTCCTTAATTAAAGAGTATTTTGCTTTTCTAGTAGCAGATCTAGATATTTTTTGGTAGTTTTCAAGAATAGTACTTAAAAGTATATTAGCTTTAGACTCAGTTAAAGGTTGTTTTTGACTAACTAAAGTTTCATATAACTTATATTCTTTACCTAATGACGTATTTAGGAAATGTTTTTTTAACATCCCAATTGCTTTAGATTCTTTTCCTTTTAGTGTATCAGAAGTTATTTGTCTAACTAGTAGTTCAAATAAGATACCAGTATTTTTAAATTTTGAATGTTTTACTAACATTAAATAAGTATATTTTTTTATAAATATGTAAAAATTATTATTCCTTTAACTGTTTTTCATCTAGTAGTGATTCTGCTCTTTTATCATCTTCAAAAACTAATTGTTTATTATTAACAGGAATGTTTTTAAACATATCTTTATTTTTAAAATATGCAGTTTTAGCAGATTCCATAGCTAAACCAGATTTATTAGTATCTGTTCTACTATCACTAGAGTCATTTTTATCAGTATCTTTCATTCTTTTGGTTCCTAATGGATCTTTACCAAAATTGTTTTCTTGTTTTCCAACATTAGTATTCCTTTCTTTAGGTCTACCTGGTTTTAAATCATCATTGTAGCCAGAAGGTACATCAAAAGGATTAGAATCATTACCTCTACCTTTACCATAAAGAGAAGCTAAGTCATGAGGTGTTCCATATGATTTACCTGTTTCTAAAGGATCATTACCTTCAGCTTCAATTTGAGCTCTTCTAAATTGACGTTTTTTATCTTGGATAATTAAATCTCTATATTCATCATATTGATCCTCTGATAAGTGGAAAACATTATCATAAATCCAATCCGTAGGCATTAAACCTGTATCTTGTAATTCTCTAGCTAAATCAACTTTAGATTTCATTAATTCAATTTTTTCCTGCTCAAATATAATTGAAGGAGAAGTTAATTTTAATTCAAAATTAGTTAATTGTTCACCTTGATATCCTTGGGTATATAAATGGACTAATGCGATTTTATTTAATTCTGATAGTAGTATTCTTTGTATTCTATCTATAGTACGAGCGAATCTAATATCTTCAGCAGCTAAAGTAGCTTTACCTTCTAAGTTTTCATCATATCCTAAATAAGCTTTAGGTACTTTAAGTGCAGCAAATAATTTATCTCTTAGATACTCTACGTCTTGTATACCATCATAATCTAAACCTTTAGTGGTATCAATTTTAGTAGCCTGATCATTACCTCTAACTGGTATGTAAAAATCTTCTAGTAGATTCTGCATGTTGTACTTTAAATTGTACTCACCAGTTGTTTCATCCATGTAAGGAGTTCTTTTCATTTTAGAAATAGTTTTTTGCATAAATGCATCTATTTCATTTGGTGGTATAGAACCTACATTAATATAGAATATTCTTTTTTCTGGTGCACGTGCAATTCTATGAATTAACATTGCGTCTTCCATTAACACGTATTGCTTAAATAATTTTCTACCTGGTTCAAGATATGATCTACCATATGGTAAATAAGCTACGTCAGATATCAATCTAAAGTGGGCCATTTCATAATTATCAAAAACAATAGCATTTTCAGGTGGTTGATAACTTTGATTAGGTATAGGAAAACCACCATAAGCTTGACCAGTTAATCCTTCTGGATTGAATATAAATCTAACTGAAGCTGGATTATCTGGATCATAAGCTTCCTGTCTTGTCATATTAAATGCAGTGTAGGGTACAACATTATAAACACCAAATTTTTCAGCGATTTCCAATTTAAGGAAAAAATCACCATACTTACACATTTGTCTAGTCCAAGACCAAAGGTTAAATTCTATATTTAAAACATCATAAAATAAATTATATAATATTTTTTGAATATCTTCGTCTGCTGATTTTATGGATAAAACTTCATCCATATCATTTTTAAGTGTACATTCATCAGCAACCACATCAAGTGCAGAAGCACAAATAGCATCTTGATCCATTACATCATACTCAGAATATAAAGTAGGTCTTAAAGTTTGGTAATTAATATTATACTGAGCAGCATAAAGTGAAGAAGGATTGGTAGTATATAATCTACTAAATCTATCTACCAATGAATTTGTTTCAATTTCTCCAGCTGATTGGATTTTGTTAGTATCAATAACCTTAAGGTCATTTCCACCTACATTTCTAATCACTACATCTGTTGAAAAAAGTCTCCTTAAACGAGAAAAAATACTAGTATCTGCCATTATTTAATTATTCTATTATAAATATATTTAGAGTATCCAACTTACATCCTCTTTGTTACCATGTCCATCATCTACAAGATAAGGATTATCTTTTGAAGCTCCAAATGGATTTGAATATCCCCCAAAATGAGTAACTCTATTACTAGCTATGTTATCTAACGCAGCCCTACTAGCATCTACTCCTTTTTGTCTAAATTTTAAAGTTGTGTCTCTTACAAACATTGCAATACCAAAAGCCATAACTAAATCATCATTATAACCTGGTTGAGCTTCTGGTTTACCATTACGCCAAACAAAAACCTTCATTTCTTCTATTAATCTTTGTGACTGAATGGTTACTCCTTTATCTGAAAGGTATTCTTGAAATTTACCTATCACCATAGGTCTAGTTCTTGTAGACATAGTAAAACCAGGAACCATTTTGGAATGATCCATATATTTGTCAAAATAAGTTTCACTATGAGAAACATCTGATTTAGGAGAATAATAAAGATTAGGGTAATTTCTATCTATAGCAACTTGAATAGTTGACCAACCTATATTAGCATTTTCAATAACAAGTAATGCTTCATTGAATTCAGAAGCAATTCCTACTAATAAATGACCATATTCTTGGGTACCTATTTGCCCTTTATATTCTGCTACTTGAACATTATTAGCAATGTCAATAACATGAAAAGCGGAATAATCTTTACCATCACCTCTAGCTACATCAGCTACTACAACATAATCTCTAGTGTAATCAGGTGACTCCCAAACCCAAAGATTACCATCCATTCCTCTTCTTTCTAAAGGTTTTTTAATAAAAGATTTTTCGTAATATTCAAGATATTCCGAGTAAAATACTATATCTCCAGAGGTGCTAAAATCACAATCACATTCCTGAGCTGCCATTCTTGGATCACCTAATAATTCATCTTGTCTATCTCTCCAATTTTGATCCCTTTCTGGATGAACATCCCAAGGTAATCTAATAGGTAAAAAATCATTTTCCCCAGATTCAGCCTTAACCCATGTTGAATGAAACCAATTACCAGTACCATATGGAGTACTTAAAGCAATACAACCACCACCAGTGGCTAATGTTTGTTGAGCTGAAGCCCAAATCTCACCTATTTGATCAATAAAGGCAGCCTCATCAATTAATAGCAAGGATACTGCTTCTGATCTACCTGCATCACTAGCAGCTGAAACTGCTTTGATTTGAGATCCATTGACAAATCTTAAGGTTAATTTATTATTTTCTAAAGCATTAACTTTTAACCATGAAGGTAAATTATCATACATAAATTTTACCTTTGTAACCATATTTTTAGCAGTTTCCTGCTTAGTTGCTATACAAAGTATATTTTTATCTTTACCAAATAACATCATCCATAATGAAAAACCAGCTGTTAAAGTGGAAATACCTAATTGTCTAGATTTTAAAATAATAGAATATGGATTATCTTGAACAAGTTTTAGTACTTTTTCCTGAAATGGGTAAAGATTAAATTGTATTCTACCTCTTTGTGGGTGTTGTATATAACAGTATTTCTTCATAAAATGTACAGGATCTTTCGCACATTTTAAATACTCTTGTCTAATAATTTTTTTAATATCATTTGCCATTAGATAGTAAGGTAAAAATAACAGCTATAATAACTACACCTGTGTTAGTTAATTTAAGTAAAAAATTCTTTGCTTTTTGTTTTTTAAGATCTTTATTTAATTGTTCAGACAATTCTTTTGATATATCTAATTGTTTATTTTTATCTTCCTCAATTTGATTTAAATTTGTTATTTGCTGTTGTAAATTAGCTATAACACTATCCTTTAAAGTTACCTTTAATTCTAATGTTTCTACCTGTTTTTCAAACACGTCTAACTGATCGTTAGCAGCATCTCCTTTAATTAAATCTTTAATTACTTCCCTCGCCACCACTTCTTGTAGAATCACTGAAGAGGTATCTATATCTGTCTGTGAAAAACTTGTCAAGCTCTGACTTAGTAAAATTATAAGCAGCATCAAGTGCTTTATCGGTTTCATTTTTAATTCTATTTATAGTGTTTTTTGAACTAATTAATATAGCATCCAATTCTGAAATTTCATTGTTTAATGAGTCTAAACTGGTTATTAATTTATCATTTTCAGAATGTAAAGAATCTATTTTTAAATTTAAAGCATCGATTTTTGTATTATAGTCTTCCATGTACTTAGGATTATCTATAAAAATAAATTTTACAACAACCGTACTTAAAATTAAAATAAT